ACTACTAAGTAGAAGCAACGCAAGATAGAGCATAAATATGCGTGTTGTAATCAAAATAGTAAATCCTATAATACAAAGGTGTATGAGTTTATTAGAAGAAATGGAGGTTTTGATAATTGGGATTTTATAGAAATAGAAAAGTTTCCGTGTAAATCAAAAGAAGAAGCGCATATGAGAGAGAACTATTGGTATTTTAATTTGAAAGCAGATTTAAACACAATTGCTCCATCATTAGATATAGAAAAGCAAACAATTCGTGAAAATAGAACAAAAGTAATAGAACAAATGAAACGCAAGTTTATTGATAGGCGTGGTATTATAAAAGCAGACAGACAAAAATATTTAGAGGAGAATGCCGAGAAAATCAAAGAACATCAGAAACAAATAAAACAAGAATACGCAAAAAACAATCGTGATAAGTTAAATGCGAATATGCGTGAGTATAATCAAAAGACAAAAGAGCGTCGCGCTGAACTCGCAAAAATATATTATGAAAAACGAAAGGCAAACGGTTATTATAATTAAAATAAAATATCAAACAATCGGATTTTCCAAACTTTAGGCATTTCGTCCATTTAGCCGAGTTTTTTATCTTTCAGTAATATATAAGAATGTCTGTTTATTCTATTACTTGTGGCGAACTCACTTACTACGGATGCACTACGCAACCCTTATTCCAGCGCAAAGCAGAGCATAAATACTGTTATAAAAATAGACCAAACAAATATCGCTCGGCTCGTGTATTCGCAAAAGCGGATGAAACCAATTCAAAAGTGGTTATGACTTTGGTTGAGCAAGTTACGGGGTCGCTCGAGCAATTGATTGAAAGAGAGAAATGGTTTATTGCGAATAACGAGTGTGTCAATCGTAAAGCAATAAGTTTAGAAGAAAGAAACAAGCGTCGTCGCCAAAAATATTTAGCGAATAAAATAAAATCTTTGGATAATGTATAATAATGTCTTCTCCTGGTAAAGGATTTCGTATATTCCAAGAAGGATTGCTTGGTAAAAAAGAAGCGAGAAAAGCTGTGAAGTTAGAGAAGAAAACCAAAAATTACTTTGAGGGCAAGAAGAAAGGTAGTTTTACTGGGGACTTGATTAACTACGGAGTTCCCGCCTTAACGGGTGCCGTCGGTGGTGCTCTCGGTGGTTTAGCGGGTGGTGTTGGTAGTGTTGCTGGTTCCGCTGTTGGTGCCAAAATCGGCAAAGAACTCATTGCTCCCAAGTTGAACAAAATCGCCGGATACAAGTTGGGCGGTAAGGTTCCCAAAACGGGAGTTGCTTTAGTGCATAAAGGAGAGTTTGTGCTCCCCGTTGGAGTTGCTCCAACCAAGGCACAGAAGAAAGCAGTTGCTGATGGAAAGCGTGGTGCTGGGGGCAAAAAATCTTTAGTTGGAAATGAAACTCCTATTATTTTCTGTTAATCGCTTAATTAAAGAAGCATATTTTACACTATATAAAATATGTTCCAAATATATACAATGCCTTACTTCTTACGCAAAGTTGCTGGAGGGTTTAAAGTCTGTGATACAAATCGTTGCTTCTCAAAGAAACCTATACCATTAAAGCAAGCACAGAAACAACGGGTTGCCATCGCATTAAGCGAGCACGCAAAAAATCCAAATAAGCCTATGAGTTATTATTTTATGTGATATATATAAATGGGCTACAAAATCCAACCGTATACTTTAGACAAAGCAAAAGAATTGGGGGTTAAGGTCGCTCCATCCAACCGAGCTGGAAAGAAACTAGATGTATTTAAGAACGGCGAACGAGTAGCATCTATCGGCGCATCTGGGCTGGGCGACTATCCTACCTATTTGAAAAAGGAAGGCAAAGCATTCGCAGACGAGCGACGCCGCCTATACAAAGCCCGCCACTCCAAAGACACGGGAGTAGCTGGATTTTACGCCTCTAATTTATTGTGGTAAATAATTACGCAATTAAATAACTTTAGGAATAAATTGTCTTTATATATAATATAATGGACGACCACGACAACGACGATAAAATCACGATATGCGAGGACTGGACTTTCGGATGCAACCGATGTTTCATTTGCGACACCGCTTACAAACACACAACGACAACCATTGAATGCGACGGTGGACTACAAGAAGTACTGTTGCGTTACATTCACCCCCGCTGCGCCAAGAGTGCCCAACGATTACAGAGATTGAAAGAAAAGGCACTAGACGCCGAGTTCGAGCACTTCTGTTTAAAGTTTAACAAATACTTTCATTAACTAAATGATTTAAACAGATTTTCTTATCTTTTAGTAATATATAAGATGCCAACAAGCGACGCACAGAAGAGAGCCACTCGAGCTTATTATTTAAAAAACAAAGATTATTGCTACGAGCTCACCAAGAAATGGAGGGAGGATAACATAGATTTGTGGAGAGAAAAGACAAACGAATATTCAAAGAAGTGTTCACAACGAAAACGAGATTTTGCAAAAGAAGCCAAAAGACTTTTGGCAATAAACATTTAGGAGATTTTAAAAACAATATTTTGAATTATTGTTTTTAAACAAAAAATTGAAATAGTTTAGGGAGTTTAGGGAGTTTTAGCAAAATATATAATAATATAAAAAAACCATTTAAACCCAATTTATTATCTTTTAGTATAATATACAATGGAACTCACCGAACGCCTCCCAATCTCTCAAATTAAGTTTCTCAATGCTATGAAGTATCCCGATTTCAAGAATTACGCAAAGTCTTCCTCCAAGAATGAAGAGGAGCGAATTAAGCAATTTGACATTATGAAATCATTTTGTGCTACAAACATCAAATGCCGTGGTGAAGTAAAACGCATTTACTCTTACACGCAAACTACACCATTGGAAGTGGGTGGAAGATTATATTGTGGCAACTCACTCCAAAGTATCCCAAAGAAAATTAGAGGATTTCTTCTTAAGGAAATAGCTACTGATATAGATATGAAAAACGCACATCCTGTGATACTTCGTTATCTTTGCCAAATCAATAAAATCCATTGCCCCGAATTAGAATATTATTGTAATCACCGTGACGAAATCCTTGATGCTGGAGATAGGGATAAAATCAAAACTATGTATTTATGCGCTGTAAATACGGATGAAATAAACAAGAAAACCAAAGATGTAAACTTCAAGAAGTTTGACAAGGAATGCAAGGAAATCCAAAAGAAACTCACTTCACTGGAGTGCTACAAACACATTGTGGATACTGTACCAACATCTCGTAATTATAACTGGTTGGGCTCTGCTATCAATCGCATTCTTTGCGTCTTTGAAAACCACATTTTACAAGAAGTTCTCAACTTTCTGAATAAAAAACAGATTGAGATTTTATCATTGGCATTTGACGGTTTGCTTATGTATGGAAACTACTATGATGATGTAGAGATGCTTAATGAGATTAATTTGTATATTGAAAGCAAGTTTGCGGGTCTTAATATGCAATTTGCTTATAAGCAACACGATGATGAATTGGAAATGCCCGCCGAAGATGAAGATGGTGAAGAAAGCGCTTGGGTTGAAGTTAGTAATGATAAAGATTACGAAACAGTCAAAGAAAAGTTTGAAAATGCTCATTGTAAGATTACAAATAAAGCAATGTTTTTAAAGAAGTTTGAAAACAAAGTCATCCCTATGAAGAAGGAGCAAATCAAAATCGCTTATGAAAATATGAAATACGAAGAGATTGTTGAGGATAAGTTCGGACGACCCAAAATTGTTGAAAAATCATTTATTCAAAAATGGTTTGAGGATGAGCATATGGAAAGCAGAGACGAGGTAGGTGTTTTCCCCACTGGTTTACCTTGTCCTTCCAACTATTACAATATGTGGTCGCCTTTTGATATGGAACTCATCACCGAATACACTCATAATGAGGAAGCGGTTGAGTTGTTCAGAAAACACATCAAAGTCCTTTGTGGCAATGAAGATAAGGTTGCCGAGTATTTTGAAGCTTGGATTGCTCAAATGATACAATACCCAGCAACCAAAACCGTTTGTCCTACCCTCATTTCTCGTGAAGGCGCCGGTAAGGGAACTCTTATGCAATTATTGACCAAGATGCTTGGAAGCAACAAAGTCTTTGAAACCACTCAACCTTCTCGTGATGTATGGGGAGAGTTTAATGGATTGATGAGTGAAGCATTTCTTGTCAACTTGAATGAACTCTCCAAGAAGGAAACCTGCGAAAGCAATGGAAAGATAAAGGGGCTTATTACAGATGATACATTGAAAATTAATAACAAGGGCTTCAGTCAATTTCCTATCAAGTCATTCCATCGTTTCATCATTACAACCAACAACGAAGAACCCATTGATACTAGCAAAGATGATAGAAGAAAGTTTATTGTTCGTAGTAGCGATGAGCTGTGTGGAAACAAAGAGTATTTCAAAAAGATGTATGAATTACTTGGGGATGAGAATGTTATTAAATCGTGCTATGAGTATTTCAAGTCTATTCCGAATATGGATGACTTTGCTTCCATTGAAATGCCTGTTACCGAATATCACAGTGAGTTAAAGGAGATGAACGAAAACATTATTGAGCGTTGGTGTCGGGAGTACACTCAAGAGAACTTTGATAAGACTACTATTGAAGAGAAATCAATTGACATTTACTCTATGTTTATGAAGTGGTGTGAGAAATGTAAAACAAACTATATCTGTGATTACATTAAGTTTGCTACAAGATTTCATCGTTTAAAAATAAAGGGCGTTTCTATTAGAAAAACAAATATTTGTAATTACACTGTATTTGATATTGCCGAGTTGAAAAAGACATTCTCATTGGGCTGTTTGATTGTTGTAAAAGCAGATACAAACGAGACCGATATTGAAGAAAGCGATATGTAAATAATATAATATGCATTATTCATTAATGTATATTATACTTGGAAGTGGTGGTGGGTGGTGGGTGGTGGGTGGAAGGTTTGTTTTTGACCTTGGGCTATAATAGAGAAAATAATGAATGTTTTTACTATAAAAGTTCTATTTTGAACTTTTGTTCAAGAAAAATCTTTTTTTTTTGTCAAAAGTCCAATCAAGTTAAAATCAACCCTCCACCCACCACCCTCCACCACCCACCCTCCACCTTTTTATTTTTAAGTATAATAGAGAGTAGTAGATATCCACTAATTCCACTTAATATAAACCTTAACAAACCACTGTATAATTGATATTCTTCCCAAACAAACACCACCACCATTTAATTAACTTAATTAAACGGATAAAAATAAATATCATTTAGCAAATCCAATATTATTTTCTCATTGGTATGTATAATCGGATGGAAAAGAAAACCAAGACCAAAATGCTGAAGCAGCTGGAAATACTTGCAACCGTACCCGCATCAATGAAGGAACCACCCCCAATCCCCGAAGATGATGAACCCCTACAAGCAAGTAAGGAAATCCCACAGGCTCCGTGTGAGTTACCCAAGAAACCAAAACGTGTGATGAATGAAGCGCAGCTAGAGGGAATGAAGAAAGGAAGAGATGCTCTTGCCTTGAAGAATGCAGAGAGAAAAGCGCAGAGAGAAGCTGAAGAAGCGGAGCGTAAGCGACAACTGGACGATAAAGTGGTGAACAAAGCAATCTCAATTACAAAGAAACAATTGAAGCAAGAGTTAGCACTTGATGAAATCAGCGATGATGAAACCCCCATTGAAGAAATCAAACAGAAGGTTATAGCAAAGAAACAATCCGCACCAGCACCTCCAGCACCTCCAACTCCGAGAGCGCAATCACAAGCACCCAAGGCATTCGTTAATGCAGTCCCAACAACACCTGTAAAAGTAAAACCCACATTTATTTTTATGTAGGTGTAATATATGAAACCAATCGTATGTTTGATAAGCGTTATTCAATTTGTCTGGGATGGATTGTATCGTTGTTTCTATTGGTTATGTTGCTGTGGGAGATGTAATGTAATTGATGATGACGACATCGACGAAGAAGAAAAAGACAAACAAGATAATTAATTATTTAGCAAAAAAATATTTTATATATTTATAATATAAAATGTTTGGAAGGAAGTTCAGTGAAAGCGAACGCAGAATGACACGAGCAGAAATACTCAATGGATTAACATACAATACGCAAGAACAAGTAAACGGAAACAAGAGTGGTAATAATGAAATATTTCAAGCATTACCAAAACCAATAGAAAAGAATAAATTAGAAGAAGCTCTCAAACAATTTGAAGCAACTCCGAAAGAATAAAATATATGTGTATTTTAAAGAATGTCTTCAACATATATCGACCAACGCCTCATTATTTTAAACAGTGATAACGCAACACAAAACAACGGTACCTTCTTGAGTGATGTCAAGTTCACCTTCATTGGATTGATACAGCAAAATGACCCAGATATAGAGGAAATCACTATTCAAGTGCAAAATGCGCAAATACCCATTTCATTCTACAACATCAACGTGTATAATAATATTTTAAATATTACATACAATTCCACACCATATTCGCTCACACTCACAAGAGGCAATTACAATTCCACGACACTCATAAATGAAATCATTGCGAAACTTGCAACTTTTAGCATTACGGATATTACAATTACTATATCATCTATAACTGGGTTACTTACCTTCACACGAGCAGCTTCACTCAACTTTACAATCAATTCCACTGGGACGCTCAACAAGGTTCTCGGATTTGTTGTAGGGACAACCTACACGAGTGTAGGTGGTATTTTGACGGCACCATTTCCTCTTAACCTCCTAGGTCTTTTGAAACTGAAAATTGCAAGTGATGAACTCAATGTAAACAATTATGATAGCAGCGTAAACGGTAGTCTGAATATTTTAGCAACAATTCCAATTGAGGCGGGGTCATTCGGATTGATACTCTACGACAATATTAGCAATACTCAATCGGTTCTTAACAACCCTATTTTAGACGGTTTTGATTTGAAGATATACGGTGACGATAATAACCTCGTCAACTTCAATAATTGCCCTTGGCAGATTACCCTCCTTCTCTCTATCACAAGAAGAAGAAATGAGAAAAGTAATACAATCTTTAGCAAAATCGTTCAACCCATTAATCAAATAGACCCAACCTTTTTGGACAATGAATTGAAAAATACAACTGTTTCCCAACAACCCCAAGATAATTTAGGAGATATTCCCCAACAATCCCAAGACAATTTAGAAGATATCCCTCAACAAACCCACGAGGCAACTTCTGCCCCAGCCGAAGATTTAGGGGATAGTTCATTGGATTTACTTTTATACAATCAACACACTTATTTATAATTTCGCCAATTTTATTTTATAATCCTATTATATAATAAAATGTCTATCGTCTTGCCCTCAAGTATTGACTACACCAACGCCCTCCCGTCCTTACCCGACAATACCCAGCAAATCCCAGTTGTTTCAAACCCCATCAACGGACAGACCTTTAGCGCTGGGCAGCAAATCCAGTTTGATTTATTGAACAGAGGTTTCCTTGTCCCCGACAGTTTGTACATTAGATACACTGGAGCTATAACTACAGGTGGAACAGCCCCCGCTGCACTGCCTTCTTCTTTTATGGTTGGTTGCCCCGTCTATACCCCCATTAACAGACTTGATGTTCAAGTTGGCTCCCAAACAATTGATACTATCCAATCTTACAACGTGTTGATGAATATGTTGTCAAATACCACACTTGATGTGGCACAGAAATATGGACAGCAAGCGTCTTTTGGATACCTCGCTCTTACTAACGGAACCACCGCAAATGCAGTCCCCACTTTAGAACAGTTGGATGGAAGAGAAATCCCGTGGGCATCTGGAACTAGTACATACAGTGTAGGCGCTCCCCTAATGAGTGTTCTCTCAAACTCCGAGCGTCTGTTGCCCCTTTTTGCTATGCCCCAAGTTCGCATCATTTTGACTGTTGAGAGTTTAGCGAATATATTTTTCGCTGCCCAGTCCCAAACCATAACCAATTTTGTTTTGTCCAACGTTGAGCTATGCTACAAGGTCTGTGATATGGGCGGTCGTGTTGAGGAAATGGTACGCTCAATGGGTGACAAGATTTACATCAAGTCCCAGTCATTCTCGTGTGCTTCCCAAACTCTTGGAACTTCGGCGAGTGGTTACAATGAGCTCGTCTTTAACCAGAGGTACGCTTCCTGTAAGTCCATTTTTGCAGTCAACGGCGGAACCGCTGCTGCATCGCAAAACAAAGCATTTGATAGTTACGATATCACAAGTAACAACGGCGATTATTCCTTTTCTGTCGGCGGCGTTATCTATCCCCAGCGAGCCATCTCTACTGTGGTAAATAAATCAGGTGGTTTGATGGAACTTAAATCGGCTCTTGGGTCTATCTACGATAAGAACAACTCCTTTGCCATCAACGCCCTTGAGTATTCTTATATTTCTGCCAACACCACATCCCCATCTGCCCCAGCCAAGTTCTACATTGGAACTTCCCTTGAGAAGCTGAACTCGGATAGTTTGCTAACGGGTATCTCAACCCAGAACAGCGCCATCTCTTACCGCCTCAACATTGGTACTGCTACGGGTCAAGCCCACACCATTACCCTCGTTGTAAATTACGATGCTTTGTTTGAGGTCGATACCGTGAACAGACAAGTCGCTTTGAAGTGTTAAACTCTTAACCATACGAGCGAAGCGAGTTAATTAAGGAAAACCTTAACCAAGATAATATTTAACCATTATTACGCAGTTAATTAAGAGAATACCTAACATTTTTTGTTAATTGCGCAATTAAAATATTTTAAATACTTATTTAATGTATTTTATAGCGTTTTCAGTTAATTAATTGCTTAACCAAGTTAATTTAATCCAATCTTACGGATTTAATTAACTATAACACACTCAAAAGAATAATATACTTCATCAAATAGTTTAACCCAAATTGTTTTATTATTAGTTTGATAATTGTAATTGCGTCCAGATTTACTAACAGCTCAATCGTGGATGCCACAGCAGTTGAGATGTGAGCTTTTCTATAAAACAAATTGCGCAAGTATTCGTAGATGTAGTTTTGAATAAAGTTTCAAAGCTTTGACTTGAGCCAACTCCACGCCGTAGCAGTGGCAACCTTCCAAAAAGAGTATTTAATAATCTCGCCGTTATCGTGGAGATATTCAACATTTTTGGCGATTGTTTCTAAATCGGCGGGCGTGATGTTGCCAAACAGAGTGGAATAGAGTTGAACCAATACAAGCTTCTTATCTATTTTCATCTTGGCTGATTTGCCTTTGTTATCAATGGAGGCTTCAATACAGTTGCACACCATCTTCAGCAACTCCATTGAGTGCTTGTTGCGTATCTCGGCGGGGAGGTCGGTGATTTTATCCAAGATACGCTTTTGCGTCTTCTGTATCTTGTAATCACGGTACAGGGTGTTCTGTGGTTTGATGTGGACGAACGACGACATTTTATATTCTATATGAAGAAAATAAAATGCTAAAAGGACTTATCCAACTTTTGTTATTGCTGTTTTGGCAATTCCATAAACAGTAACACCTGTAATTCCAAATCTTCCATTAATATAATAAGTTGTTGAACTATTTGCACCAAGCACACCACTAATTCCAATTGAAAATCGTTTTCCGTTTGCACCGACGCTATCATCCGCTTCTTCATAATATTCGAGTGTTCCAATTGCGGTATCATAACCCGCGGTTGGATATGCTACCGATGAAACAACAAAATTGCGACTATTTACAGTTCCGGCACCTCCAGTAGTTCGAGTTGTCAGCGAGACGGAGGTTATCCATATTCCATTTGTTGGAATTGGTATAGACCCGATATTACCCCACGTGTCCGCAGTAAATGTAAACTCGGAAAGTGTTTGTAATGCTGTATAACCCAATTGAGTATTTCCGAGTGTATTAATATTATTTTGTATCATAATTAATCTTCCACTACAAGTTGTGTTTCCAGATAAAGTTTTATCACCTGTAACAGTTTGTGTTCCTGCTAGAGTTACAAAAGAGCCGCTTGTTGCTGCATCAACATAAGTCTTATTACAAAGGTGGTTTCCCAAAGTAGGAGCAACGGCACAAGAGGCAATTTTTTGAAAAGTTGTAATTCCATTCTGTGCTATAGTTTGTGTTGTAGATGCACTACTCCCGATTGTGATAGGAGCATTTCCAGATGCACTACTACTAATATTTACTGCTGCCGTTGATGATAATCCAGTGTTAATATTGATTGCTCCAGTTCGCAATGAGTTCACACCGATATTTATGGTTCCTCCAGTTTGTGTGGAACCAACATTGATACTTCCTGAAGTGGTTGTATCCAATGTTAAAGTTCCAGAATTGAGAGTAGTCGTTCCTCCAGCAGTGGAACCAATCGTTATTGTTCTAGCAGCCGCAGTCCCTATATTCACCTCTCCTGTATGATTACTTCCGTTATTAATATTTACTGTAGTCGTTGAGGTACCCGTGTCATTTCTTCCAATGTTTATAGAACCTCCGCCCATATTGTCACCAATTCCAACCAAAGAAGCGGGTCGCAGTAATATATTTGCTCCATTAAATGAAGTGTTACCTCCAGCGTTGTTTCCAATCGTAATTGATTTTGCCGATGCCCCAGTGCCGATGTTGATTGCTCCCGTTTTTGTTCCTCCTGTTGCGATATTCAACACACCCGTTGTTTGTGTAGTTGCGATATTTTGAGTAGCATCTACTGCCGAAGATTGAATACTATCTGTTCCGTGTTTCCAGTTATAAAAGTATTCGCATTTCTGAATGTCTTTTCGCTTGAGATTGTTTGAGATACTCCAGTCAATGTTACAAAGTTCGCCCCAGCTGTGCTCACCGACT